TTTAAAGCTTACATAAACGAAAATGCCACAGCGGCATTAAAGAAAAAAGCAGATAAGTCTGGTATGCCTATGGGTATACTTCGTAAAGTTTATAATCGAGGCGTAGCTGCATGGAGAACTGGTCATAGGCCTGGTACTACTCCACAACAATGGGGCTTAGCAAGAGTCAATTCATTTGTTACCAAATCATCTGGTACATGGGGAAAGGCAGACAAAGATCTAGCCGCGAAAGTAAGAGGATAACATGCCACAATCAGCAGATAGAAAACCAGAAAGATACGTCGGTCCAGATGGAAAATCAAAAATTCGTATGGTTCCTGTAGATCGAGAAATCGTCAAAAAAGAAGTGAAAAAATATACACCTCCTTCTCAAGCAGATATTGATGCTGATAAAAAGAAAGACCGTAAAGCTACAGGAATAAAGAGACCGAGCATGACACCGGGAAGCTTGAAGCGAAGACAGTATAGCGGTATGATGGGTAAACTTAAAAGAGAATCTGTCAATGAAATATCTCGTAGCATGACGCCAATGAGTAAAAGATTTGGAAAACCAATAGATCCTAAAAAGTTTGATACGTATAAGAAGCATGTTAAGAAGCATGATGTAGATGAGCCTACAGTTCGTTTTATTGATGATAATCCAAATCATATGCAGGCAAAAAGAGCTATGAAAGATAAACATGTAGCTCAAGCAGTAAAGTTGTATAAAGCTTCACATAAAGAATCAACCAATGAGGCTGTCAAACATACTCATGCTGCAGTTGATAAAAAAGGATTAGCTATTGGATTTGCGTCTCATGAAAGAGATGCAAAAGATATGGCAAGAAGAAATAATGGCAAAGTTGTAAAACTAAAGAAACCTATGTCAGATAAAAAGACTGACATGATGATAAACCGTCCATTCAAAGAGTATCACCATGATCAGCCAACGCAACCGGCGCAAAAGAAAAAACCAGTTGCTGAGATCTCAGTTGGTAAGATGATGAAGTATGGTAAAGCTGCTGCTAAAGATATTGAAAAAAATCGTAATACAGTAAAAACTGCTTTAGATCAGCCCGCTTCTCCTAAAAGAGCTAAGGCTGGTATGGCCGCTATGAAAAATTTACATAAAAGATCTCGTGGTTCTGACATGTATGTAAATAAATTAACTGGTCGTTCTAAAGTTAAGCCAGTTGCTGAACTTTCAATGAGTATGAAAAATCTTACTAAGACTGGTTTAAATAAAGCTGCATCACCTGATAAAGATAAACTTAAAAAGGATTTGAAAAATTTAAAAACAAAACTTGGCGAGAAACTAAAAGTTTCTGACGGTATGGGTTCTTGGATCAAAGACTTTCAAGGTTCAGATGCACCACAGTTTAAAGGTAAAGATAAAGAAGAACGAAGAGACATGGCAATAGCCGCTTATCTATCAGCAAAGCGTGGCGACAAATAATGAAAACATTTAAGCAGAATAGGGCCGATGAGATTGATCAGGTTTGTGAAGAATGTAATCTGTACGAAGATATGGAGATTACTGAAGCAGAGTATCAAGGTAAAAAAGTAAAATTAAATGATCCTATTCGTACTTCTGAAAATCCTAATAAGAAGTTTAAAGTGTACACAATGGGTCCGAATGGTAAAGTTGTAGTTGTTCGCTTCGGCGATCCTAATATGGAGATTAAAAGAGATGATCCAGCTCGGAGAAAATCTTTTAGAGCAAGACATAACTGTGATAATCCAGGACCAAAGTATAAAGCAAGGTATTGGTCTTGTTTCCAGTGGCGCGGTGGAGCAAAGGTAGATAACTAATGCAGTCATTTAAATCGTTTTCAGAAGGAATGGCAAGGAAAAGACTATTAAGAGTAGTCAATAAAGCAAGTGGTAGAACAGACGCAGATCGTCAAAGAGATGCCGCAGCTGCAACTGCTCGAAGAAAAGAAGCTGAGAAAGATCTCGCAAAGTTTAGAAAAACAAATGAAGGAAGCGGTAAACCAGAGTCATGGGAAGCGGGTTATAAACGTAGAGTTGTGAAGACTACCAAGCCAGAACATAAAGATAAAGGTTACAATTGGAGAATCAAAGGTAAAGATCGTCCTGAGATCTCAATTAAATTATATAAAGAAAAACCATCGCAAGCACAGTTTAATAAACAGATGAAGCGAGTCGCCGGCCACGAGTTTGGCGGGTAATAAATAGGTAATAAGATGGCGACCACAAATTCAAGATTAGACAACATCGAGAATAAACTCGATAAGCTAGCGGAAGCTATGGTGGCTATGGCGCGCGCCGAAGAAAAATTAGTAGGATTGAAAGAAGATCATGATCGAACTTATGAAAGACTTAATCGTTTTTCTCAGAAGTTAGATGAGATTGAGAGTAAAGTAGATGATAACGCACGAGTAGTGCATGTAATAAATAAACTATTCTGGATAGCAATGATTGCTGTTGCAGGAGCATACGCAGCCCAAGTTTGGATGTAAAGGAAACCAAAATGAAAACTAAAGACATAAAAAATGTTGCGGCAGCTTGGGCCGAGGTCCAAGAAAACCAAAAAGCAGCATTAGCAAAGAAGCTAGCGAAAGCATCAGCTTCATCAGAAAAAGGTAAAGCAGCGGTAACATTACCAAAACCACCTTTTAAAGTACCTGGTAAGAACGAAGCACTTGATAAAGATGATGAATCAAGTGTTATGAAAGTTGTCAAAGCGCTAAAAGGAGCTGTAAAGGCTCATAGCGGTCAGGCAAAATCTTTGGAAAAAGATATAAAAGATTCTGTTACTAAAGAAGCAATGGACCCTGTAGATAAAAAAGAATTAAAGGGTAAACACAAAGACCGCAAAGACAAAGACATCGATAACGATGGAGACGTTGATGCGAGTGATAAGTTTTTACACAAACGTAGGAAAGCAATTTCTAAATCAATGAAAAATGGAAAAGAAGTTGTTAACACTAAGCCAGAACTAAAAGATAATGGTAAAGATACAGAAATGTCTGAGAAGCAAGAATCAAGACGACCAATCTTTAACCGCATCATGGAAAAAGCAGGAAATCGTGCTGACCATGTAAAGGGTGCAACACCACCAGAGGCGATTGATTCAAAAGCATCAAAAGGTGAAAAAGATTTCGTTGCTAAACATGGCGGTCTTGAAGGAACTGACTCTGGTATTGACGGCGCTAAGGCAGCAGCAGACACAATAAAGAATGCAGCAGCTGGAGTTAAAGCGGGACCTGGTCGTCCAAACGACAATAAGAGCGGAGACAAAAGTATAATTAAATCAACCGAAGCATAAAGGATAATGTAATCATGGCTATAAAAGGACCGAAAGGCTCACATCCAACTACAAGAGGATGGATCGACCCGAAGACGGGTGAATTGTTAAAATCTCAAAAGATTCCGGAATCATTCATTGCTGAGTTTTTTGGAGAAAGAGTTGAAGCAGCTGCTCCACCTCCACCTCCACCTGAACCTGTATCACACGTAATGTCTGACGATAAGTTAGAGATGTACGTAAATGATGAAGACAATGATGAGTGCGATAATGAAGACTGTGATAACGATCCTTGCCTTTGTAATATGAATAAGCGTGAACTTGAGATATATGGTAGAACTGTAGGAATCGAGTTAGATCGTCGTAAAACAAAAGCTGGAATGTTAGAAGATTTAGAAGCTTTCATGAACGCCTAAATAGACTTGAATAGTCTAATTAGGTATTGAAAATGAAAATTGAATTATCAGACGACAATCTGTTTATATACGCTGCAAAGAATTACTATAATCCAAAGTTCATTGATGCAGAAGAATTTACGGAAGATTTAAATAGATTCAAATATATAAAAAGATTATGTAATCGTTATATTGAAACAGGCACATTGGCAGAACGTCTAGTTTTAAATCACCTGATTGTTGTCTTTAATGTATTTGGTATTGAGGCTGCATTGAATATTTTAGAATTAAAACTTAATAAGAAACACTGGCCTATTGTAAAACCATTTTTAATATTTTTGAATTATATTCGTAATGATCAGTATACAAATATCACTATGGATCAGACTGTAGTAGATGCACTAAGGAAAATTTAATGGGCATTATTAAAAGAGCCGGTGATTTAGTCTACACCTTTAGATTCCTTAAATTACTTGTCACGAGTTTTAAGGACACTAAAGCGTTTGAGCTTGGTCTTATTGATGAAAAAGGTAAGAAGCAAAAGCGACCTGAGTCTGCAGAAGAAAGAGATGCCTACACACCTTTCCATAGACTCGTTTTCAATATAAAAAAATTAATACCAGCAGGTAAGATCGGATCTTATGCCTCAGCTCTTTACTTGCTCAAAGACCATTATAATATAAAAGATGCAAAACTAGAACAAGGTTTGAAAGACTTAGGTCTAGACATCAGTGATATTATGGTGGAATCATCGCAGTGGTTTATTCTGGAAGATGGTAGGTTATCTCCAGGAACTTATAAAGTGAGATATGAAAAACTATTGTGCAAGACATTGGATGAATATGTAAACCCTAAAGACGGTATTCGTGTAGGTGAAGATGCTCATCCGATTGGTGATGTATTTGGGATGAATATATATGAAGCGATTCATATAAAAACAAACCAAAAAGTATACGTAACAGTTGATGAGTTAATCTAATGAAAAAAATAGAAGAAGAATCTCCAGCTACATCAATCGGTAACGCTTCGGTAGCATTGCCACCAACGGCTAGGTTTAAAACTACCAGCGTAACAGATCGCCGTAGACGAAAAGATAAACATCCAGTTCTTTTAAAACGATTTAGAAAATATATGGAAGATCAGAAAGATGCTTAGATTATATCTAATGCTATTCATAATCGGATCCTTGAGCACCGCTGCTTATAGCGCGTATACATATTACATAACGACTCAAGAAACGATTCGTGTTTTAGCAGGCAATAATGCCAAACTTGAAATAGCAGTCGCAACAAGCGAAGAAGCCATAAATTCTTTAAAAGAGAATTATGCTGCTGTAATGGAAGAAAATAATAAAATTAATAAAGCATATGCGGACATCCGTAAACAGAATAGTAGGTTATCAAGTAAACTTGCTGACATGGACTTAGGTCTATTGGCAGTTGAAAAAACTGATAGCATTGAACGAGCGATTAACAGAGGAACTGTAAACGCTGGTCGATGCTTTGAAATATTATCTGGAGCGGAACTAACAGAGGATGAAATGAATGCAATTGACGCGCAACAATTTAATAAAGAGTGTCCTTGGCTTTGGCCTGGTCCTAAGTCTGATGGGGTGCAGTCTAGCGGGACAGCCACCACGGGAAATAGCGGTTAGTGCTAAACCGGTAGAAAAACCACAACTTAATCTACCTCCAGTAGATGAACTCAATATGCGTCCAGTAGATTGGGTTATTATCACAGAAGAAAATTTAGAACAAAAACTCACAGAGCTTCGTGGCACTGGTCAACCTATTGCTATATTTGGACTCAGCGGCGAAGGTTACGAGAATCTTGGTTTAAACTTTAGTGATATACGTGCAATGGTCCAGCAACAGCAAGCTATTATCTTAGCTTATGAAAGTTACTATAAGCAAGCTGAAGATGCTCTTGACGGTGCGATGAAACCTGAGTGATACTCCATCCACCTTAAAGGATACCTTTAAATTATATACAGTTTTTCTAGAAAGTAAACCCCTAAAATAATAAATTTATTTTTTTTATTTTTTTTCACTTTAGGGGTTTTCAAAATCTGAAAAGTAATATATAATACTATCAACAAAAAATGACTAACAACATATAGCATGCATTTCGCGTGTTGTATTTTTTTTATACTGTTTTCTAGGAGAATATACATGCTCAAACTTATCCCAAACAATCCAGACAGAAATACACGTGCCATGATGTCTGATACTAAATTTTATGAAGGTTATAGTAGATGGGATGAAGATAACGAGCGATACGAAACATGGGAAGAAGCAGTTACTCGTGTTATGGGTATGCATCGTACCTATTATAAAAAGAGAATGTCTCCTGAACTATCACAGCTAATTGATGAAGCTGAATCCCTTTACAAATTAAAGTATGCTCTTGGTGCACAACGTGCTCTTCAGTTTGGTGGTGAGCAACTACTCAAGAAACCTATGAAGATGTACAACTGTACTTCAACATATGCAGACCGTGCTGCATTCTTTGGTGAGCTATTTTATATTTTACTTTGTGGTGCAGGTGCTGGATTCTCTGTACAAAAACATCACGTTGAAAAGATGCCTAAGTTACAAGAACGTAAGAAGCAGGCAAAAGGTTTTAACATAGAAGATTCAATCGAAGGTTGGGCAGATTCTCTTTCAGTTCTAATGTCTTCTTATTTTGTAGGTGGTGGTACTCATCCAGAATTTGAAGGCCGTAAGATTTACTTTGACTTATCAGCGATTCGTCCAAAAGGTGCTATGATTTCTGGTGGCTTCAAAGCTCCAGGACCAGAACCACTACGTCGTACATTAGATAAGATTGAACATATGTTACAAGGCATAGTTCTATCGGGTCGTAATACATTAAAACCAATTGAAGTATATGATATTGCTATGCATGCTGCTGATGCTGTGTTGTCTGGTGGTGTTCGTCGTTCAGCAACAATTTGTTTGTTTTCACCAGACGATACAGAAATGATGAAGGCAAAAACCGGCAACTGGTTTATTGATAATCCACAACGTGGTCGTTCAAACAACTCAGCTGTTATTGTTCGGAATGAAGTTACAAAGGAAGAGTTCTCCAATCTCATGACATCAATCAAAGAGTTTGGCGAACCAGGTTTTTATTTCGTTGAGGACAAAGATTTTACTACGAATCCTTGTGTTGAGATTGGCATGTATCCACAGCTCAATGGTAAGTCTGGCTGGCAGGGTTGTAACCTTACAGAAATTAATGGTGGCAAGTGTACAAGCAAAGAAGAGTTTTTCAAAGCATGTCGTGCTGCTGCTATTCTTGGCACACTCCAAGCGGGCTATACTAAATTTGAATATGTATCAAACACAACACGTAAGATCTTTGAGCGTGAAGCATTACTTGGTGTTTCTATCACAGGATGGATGAATAATCCTGAAGTTCTTTTTGATGAAGAGATCCAAAGACAAGGTGCAGAGATCGTAAAGCAAGTCAATAAAGATGTTGCTGAATTAATTGGCATCAATCAAGCCGCTCGTACTACCTGTGTTAAACCATCTGGCAATGCTTCTGTGCTGTTGCAGACTGCCTCTGGCATTCACTCAGAACACTCACCGCGCTACCTACGACACGTGCAACTAAATAAGGAATCAGAAGTTTCACAACTAATTGCTGAGACAAATCCTTACATGGTAGAAGAATCAGTATGGTCTGCAGGCAAAACTGACTATGTTGTTGCGTTTCCTGTTATCTCACCAGAAGGTTCATTATATCGTGAAGAACTATATGGTACCAAGCTTTTAGAAAAAGTAAGTACAGTACAAAATAACTGGGTAGAGTTTGGAACAAACGAAAAGCTATGTGCACATCCTAAGTTACGCCATAATGTTTCAAATACTGTAACAGTCATGGATCATCAGTGGCGTGAAGTAGAAGACTATGTTTTTGAAAATCGTGGTGCATATGCTGGTATATCTTTCCTTGGTGGATCAGGTGATAAAGACTTTAATCAAGCACCTATGACAGAAGTCTTGACCGAAGAACAGATAGTGAATAAATATGGCAAAGCTGCATTGTTTGCTGCTGGCTTAATTGTAGATACACGCAAAGGATTCAACGACTTATGGGAAGCCTCTTCTATAGCACAACTACCAGATGATAACCATGGAGAAGTTTCTGATATTCGTGCAGAGTGGATTCGTCGTTTTAAAAAGTTTGCGGATAATTATTTTATGAGCGATACAAAAGAAGCTGAGTATTGCTTGAAGGACGTGTTCCTTTTACACAAATGGACTAAGATTCAACAGAACCTTGCTCCAGTAGATTTTGCTTCTCAACTTGAAACTAAAAAATATGTAGATGTAGACACACTTGGTTCTGCAGCATGCGTAGGAGGCGCCTGTGAAATTACTTTCTAA